CTGGCTGTTCACCACGCTGAAAACAACGGGGTCACCAACGCGGAAACCAAGATACGGAGCGACGGTGATCTCGTCGTTCAGGGTATCTACGTTGGTCTCGCCGAATGTGGCGACGGTTCCAGCGGGTTTGTAGTAGAGGGCGCCGGACGTGCCGGACAGTACGGTCGATGCCATTGGCTTACCAAAATGGACGGTGTGGGCGGGCACTGCCCGGCTTATTACAGGTTAGCGCCAGTCTTTAAGTTTATTACGAAAGTACCGTTGCAATGTATGAGGTATCAATCCTGCCAACAAAGTGAGGAGTATTTTCGGTTGCTGAGAATGTCGGTCCGTTGATTTGGCCGACTTTGAAGTACACGCCCGTGTTGGTCTTGGCGGAATCGTTGAGTGTCTCCAGCACATTTACTGCGGTTGTTAGGAGTTCTTGGTTGCGGGCTGGACCACGCCCTTTCTCTGTAAATACGCGGATAACAACTGCACCCCGTGCATTATCAACGCTAGACGTAAGCGTGGGCTCGTTGGTAATGCCGAAAGTAACATTGATGCGAACGTACTCAGTGGTTGAATTCGGTGGTGTTGCCGTGATGTTGTCGAAATAAATCGGGATGGCTGGTGACAGACTACCGAATGCCGCAAGCATTGGTCCTTCTACTGCTGCTCGGATAGCTTGGTAGTTCACAGACGCACCCTTCCCAGTTCAGCATCGAACTCTAATTTAATCCTGTTATCGAGTTGGCCACCGAGAACGTATGTGGTGTACCAGTCAAGTGGGGCAGTTCTCCTGTTTGGGCCATCGTCATCCAAGATTAGATCGCCCCTAATACCGCTCACTCGTGTACCTGCTTCAGGCAGTTTTATAGGATCTGTGCCTGGGTCGATAAATTCACCTTCCTCAAAGTCCCTTGCGATGTCTGCGTGATCGGAAAAATTAGAAATTATGTATTTGTTTTCGTCGAATGCAAAACCTCTACCGCTAAGTAGCGGCGCTGGAATTCTTTTTGGTAAACCCGGTGCTCCTGTGCCAGATGTTTTTCTGCCGTCAGAAGTGCTGATTTCCCAAGAGTTGGAAAACTCACCTGACCAAACTGGCCCGGCTTCTTGGAGATCCACGACAATTTCTTCGGCTGCTCTGGCCGGACCTCTACTAAAAGCCGCAACCGCTAGGCGATCAAGATTGTCTCCCAAGCGATCCAACTCGTTTAGAAACTTTTTACTGATAGCCATTACTGGGGCCTCACAACTAGGGAGTGGTAGACGGGTTCGTCGCCGCGATAGGTTCTGATTGCGATGATCTTTGCCTCGCGGGTTGCTCCAGCCTCTGTGTACTGGATGCGGTCAGCCTCGGTTGGGTAGTAGGTGCCGAGTTCAGTCGTTCCAATCAGGATGCGGAGGTCGGTGGTTTGGTAAAGGCCTTCAGCTTCCTGGGGATCGACGCGAAGGATTACCCCTTTCACTGGGACTGGTGTGTCGCCGCCTGTTACCTCGCCGGTGGCTGGGTTATACGTGCGAGGGGTGGTGGTTTTGATGTACGTGAGGTCTTGACCCCACTGAGGCATCAGCGTTTTGGGGATTGGGGCAAATATGTTGTCGATTAGGCCCATATCAACCTCGGAAGAGACGGACTGCGTAATTTGTGGCCCCGCCAATGCAGTAGGCGCCCAAGTAGGTCTCCAGCCAGGGGTAGAGGTCGAAGATGTTGTTGATCAGGCCTGGGGTGGTGGAGCTGTCCTTGTATTTGACCTTCAGTTCGCCCAGTTCCACTTCGTCGTAAAGGCCGGTGGTGCCGCTTGTTCCAGTGATGGAGTCGGTGTCGTTGGCGAAGGCGCGGGCAAGTTCGTAGGTGGCGACCTTGACCTGCTGGGGGATCAGGGTGCAGACCAGCTTGATGCCGTCAACTTTGTAGTCTTCGCGCGGCCATTTCAGGGCTTGGGTTTCTGTGCAGCGGTCGCCGTAGAAACTCAGTGCGTCGATCCAGCGCGTGGCGGAGATGATGGCGCGGGTTTTTTGGTCGTCCGTCTTGTCGGTCCAGGTGGAGGAATCCGGGACTGTCTCGAAATATGTGTCTGCTTCCGCCAGCGTCACGTAGCTGTTGGCCGACGCGCCCTGCAGAGTGGCATCAATAGTCGCGGCCACAGTTAATACGCTCTTTTTACAATCTTAGCCTTCGCCCGCTTTGGCGCCTTTGCTTCCACTAAAGACGCGTGGTAAATCGTCGCTCCAGTCATCTCTATGTCGGCGCTGCGCTCTAGATGGTCGCCGTAAGGCATGTCCTCATGCCAACGGCGATTATTGTGTGACACGTAGAGACGAACCAGTTTCATGCCGACTCGTAAAAATGCCGATGCTGGCTCCAGCGTAAAGCCGGCGGTGGTCAAAGAAAATCCGGCTCTTCCCGGTGACAAAGTACGCAAACTTAAAGATGTTGCTCTTGAAGTGCGCAGGATGCGCGAGGAAGAGGGCCTTGATATTTCGCAAATTGGCGAAAAATTGAAGGTCAGCTATGACGTGTTGAATCAGCTGATTCTCCAGTCATATAAGAGCACCATGAATACTCCTGTGGTGTTCGAGGTGCAGGAGAAGATTCGGCTGGGGATCGAATACTGACATAAAAAAGGCCCCCGTTAGGGGGCCAATCCGTTCGTCCGGGATCAAGCGTAAGCGCTGGGGTCGAAGGGAGTGTTGACCAGCAGGCGGGCAACGGGAACCATCTTCGTGGTGCTGAACACCAGGTTCCAGCTGTTCACGTCGGCCAGGTTGCCGGTGGTGGCAGCGTTGGTGGGGTTGTCGCCGGAGGCGGCCCACTTCGTGCCAGTCACGTGGTAGCCGTAGTGGTAGTCCACTGCCAGCACGTCCTGCATGGACAGGATGTTGCGGTCTGCAGCGAGGCGGAGATCCTGCTGGATACCCTCGGAAACGACGCCCGAGCGGAACAGGTAGACCGGGTACTTCACCGCGTGGGTGGCGGTGCCGCCGGCCAGGTAGGTCAGTTGGTCGTCGATGACCACTCGCATGCCGGCGTAGAAGGGCACGTCGGTCGAGCGGACGCCGATGCCGCCTGCGCCCCAGGTCACGGCGCCGGAAGCTGCCAGTGCAGAGGTGCTGAAAGTCAGCATCCCGGTCTGCTGCAGGTAGTAGGCAACGTTCGAGTGCATAGCGATGCTATCCATCTCGTCGCCGCGCTCACCCAGCACAGCCTTGGCGGCCACCACGTTGGGCACCGTCAGGTAGTTTGCCTCGGTCATCGAACCGGGCACACCAGCAAAGGACTTGTCAACTTGGTTGGGACCAAGGACGCCGTTGCCGGCAATGCCGCCGAACAGACCCAGCAGGTGGTTGGACAGGGTGGCGGTCTTCAGCTTGTTGATCGCAGCGGTCAGCTGGTCACGAACATGGCTCAGGGGGTCGGAGCCAGTGCCGAGCTTGCTGAGGTCGTCAGCTGCGTATGCGAAGCCGCGGTGCAGGATCGTCATGATCTGCTCGTCGGCAGTCACGTTCTGGGGAACGAGATAGCCGCCGCCGTTGCCCCAGGTGCTGTTGCTGAGGATTTGGGTCTCAGACGGGGCGATGGGGTCGAAGAAAGGCACGCGCACGCGGGTGCCGCCGGCGCGGGCGTCCAAGGCAGCATTACGCTGAATGATGCCGCTTTGGATCCAGCGGGATTGCTCGAAAATTGCCTCCGAGGTGTACTGGAGGAATTCGGGGCGGGTAACCAGGTTGGACAGGAACGTCCCGTTCGACCAGTTGCCGTTAAAAGAGGACATGGTGTAGCTCCAGTGGAGTCGTTGTTAGCGGTTGCCCCACAGGGGCTTATTTTCCGGCCTCAGCTTTAAGGAGACGTGCGCGATCGGGATCGCTAGACAGCATCACCATCTGCTGGGTAATGTTCCAGCCCTCTTGTGACCAAGGGTTGGATTGACCGGGGAGGGCGGTGGCGCGGGCACTACCTGCGACACCCATCCCGGCGCGGTTCGTGGCAGCAAAGTGATGCTCGTAACCACTGCCGGGGTTTTTCAAGTTGGCGATATACTCGCCAACCGGAACTTCGACACCTCCAACGACAGCCACAGGCTGACCATCTTTGGTGCGAAGGTTCTCTTGCACTAAACGATACAGCTGATCTGGTGCCAATGCACCAGCCTGCGAAAGTTGTGCGATTGCGCCAGCTTTTAGCTGTTCTTGCGTGAAAGATGTCTCCATTGAGGAGATTTTTGCGTCACGCTCGGCTAGTTGCTGCTTTAGGTCGGCAACGGTGTCTTGGGCTTGCTCCCAGAGGGTTTTAAACTCGCCAGACTCAGCCAGTTTTTGGGTTTTGGCGCTTTCTTGGGCGCTACGCAATTCATCAAGTTGTTTTTGAATTGCTTCCCGGTTATCTCGGTCTTTGCGGCGTTCTGCAATAAGCTCCGCGTTCTTTGCTTTGATTGCTTCTAGTTGGGCTGCCAGATCGGAGCTTTC